CACAAAACACTTGAGTCATCTCGTAAAATTGTGACGCTCCAACTACTTTTGATAAGTCCAAAATCCCCTGTTCTACAATCTCAACCTCTTGAGCTTCTGTTTCCAATCCTATCTGCTCGTATATTGGGTCAATCATGTCCTCACGAAATATGTAGTTAACCTCTATCTTCATCTTATCTTGTATGTAAATGCGTTCACTTTTACTTCTTCTTTGCCATCTTTGATAACTCTCTGTGGGTGCATCTCTAACCATCTACCGCCTAAAGGCTTTGGTGCTGCTCCACGTTCAACGTGCCATCCTCCCTTGCCTTCATTATATTCTTCTTTGTATGTGGCTGTCCTAACCATCAAAATATCTTTAAGCCTTACCTTGTTGTTTGCTGTTAATCGCTCGGCTGAGTATGTTATTTCCATACACTCGTGAACGTGACCCATCCATACCATATCAGCACCCTCTATGAATGTAGACATTCTATGAAAATTTAATGAGCCTTTTGAGGCATACGCTGAACCCCCTGCACCGTGAAAATACTTGATGTTAAAACTGACCGTTTGTTTGCTGTTCACACGAGCGAAGTTGTAAACTATCCAACCGCCATAACCTCCGACCTCAACATTGGTATCATTCGTTGAATTTAGCCCATAGACAAAACGTTCAATCACATCTGTTTCCTGTCGCTTCAAGATGTTGGTTTCATGGTTGCCATAACCTACGACCTTGATAAGGTGAGCATAAGGACTAAACCACTTGACCGCATCATTTACAACAGCATCTAAATAGTTTGCCTTGTTGTGTTCTGGTCTGATGTCTGACTTGTTCTTACGAGGATCGTAAGCTCCCTGCATTAAACAGAAGGTATCGCCATTAAGCAGAATGTCCGCCCCGATTTCTTTGGCTTTTTCGAGATGGTTTCGCAATAGGTCACGGTCACACTTTGGATTGTCCCAATGGGCATCACTGATGAGTAATACTTTTTTAGGTGCGAATGTGTTTCTGAGGATGTGTACATTTGTTTTCATAGTATTAAAGCCAATACAAGCAAAGCAAACTGAACAGCGTTTATTTTTTGTAGTGTTTTGTTCTTGCTTTTCACATGGCTAATGGTTTTTTCTTGGGTAGATATGATTGCAGCCTGATTCATTATCTGTGTTGAATCTTGCTTGGCTAACTTGATATAAAGCTCTTGCTTCTTTCTGCACTCATGCAGTTCAATCAATCGCTCGTTAATCTCTCTTATCGTGCTGTCTGAGAATTGAGAGGATGCTCTCTGTGGTGTTAGCACTACTAATGCTATCAGAGTAAATGTTGCGGAGCGAATCAATTTCTTTGTCAACTGCATAGATTTCTCTAATGATTATTACTCTACTCGTATCACGTTGGTATGTCGCAGTAGCTTTCGAGGTAGGGCGTGTTAATAGTAAAGCTGATACCATGCCCCCCACATATGTCAGTCCTGGAATCAAAAAAGGGTTCAGCATTTCCGCTAACTTGGACTTCAAAGTCTGCATCTGTTACGTTTCTTTTTAATAGTGTTACAATGTCAATAATTATTCCTGCTGTGTCAGATAGCACCTCAATCGTGTTGCTTCCACTTTCAAACTGTCTGTCCATCACAAGCATTGAGAAGTCATAATTAACAGCCTTCTGCTCAGTGTTAAACGTGAAGCCGTTTGGAACTAACCACACAAGAGGGTAGTATTTAACCTCGTCAACAGCGAAGTCAAACTCTGCTCCCACTGCGAACTTTCCCACCATTCGATGGCTTTCCGCCTGTGTTTTTATTTTGTCGATTATTTGGTTGAGCGTCATATTTTTTTAGCTTGGCTTCGTTTTTTAGCCTCCATTTATTTTTTGTAGTCATCAGGGAAGTCATAATTGTAGAAACAGTCATCATCCGTACCCGGTAGATACATTCCTCCGAAATATGCTGTATTCTGTGGGCGTATTACATCAAAGCCAGTACCAGGGTTCAAATACTTCGGATAGATAGTTGGATTCTCTTTGAGGAAATCTCTTAATCGCTCCGCATAGTATTCCGCTTTATCTCTGTAACGTTGCTCTATCTGTGTTAATTCTCCTGTTGTGATAGGTGTTGCGTTTTCAGAGTTGCGAGATGCTACTGACTTATTCATGAACTTGAAGGTCATCGGAAGCATCGACTCAGTAAGACTGTAATACTTCAAACAAGGTGCAATGTAACTATCAAGTAAAGTCGTGTTATCGCTTGTTAGTGTACCGTTATAGGCTTGGTCTTGCAGCTCGTCGTATATACCCGACCCGATAACATCTCTGATGTAAATCTCCTGAGCCTCCTTTATTGCCGCTTTTAAAAGCTTAGGATCAACATTCTCGTTGATGGGTGAGTTGTCCTGTAAGTAGGTGGTGCTGATAAAATATACAAAATTAGCCATTTATTCTTCTTCTTAGTAGTTGTGGTTGCCAAATGTGTCTGCAATATGGTACGTGAGTCGTTGTGCCTTTAATGGTCATCCAACCGCCTCGTCTTTTCCAAGCTGAATATCCTGGGTCGTTGTACTCTCTTGCAAGTATCACAGATATTTGGTCGATTTCTTCTCTTGTATAAACTCGGTTCAAACGTATCATCCTCTGACAGAAATCTCTTGATGTAGGCAACAAATCGCCTCCGCTTATACCTGGAGCTTTCTCGTAAGTGTAACGGGTAACAATCTCTGTTCCTACATTAGAATTTTCTAAAGTTGTTGTTCCCTCAGGTGTGATTCTGAAACCATCGTCAACAGACTCAATCAAGCCCCTCTGTGCCATTTCGTCAACCTCACGCATTATCTCCTCCACAGGCTTCTGTATGTTGTTTGAGAGGGTTTCTAAGGTGATTCCATCGTTACTATACAACCACTGCAAAATCATTGCTTGTAGAGCATCTCCGAACTCCAAAGGTACAGGCTCAAAATTGTCTGCATCTTCACCGAACTCGGCAAAGACTTTCAAATCTTTGTCATCATCCCATCCAAAAGGATTCTCACAACTCTCACATTTCACTTGTTCTGACATTGTGGTTGTGGCTGACATTCCTAACTCGATACGAGCCTCATCTCTGTCAATGATGCCTTTCTCAAATAGTTCAACGTAGTCAAGTCCAATCGGTGGCTTGTTCTTAGTTTTAAGCTTAACAGGTGTAATGTATTTAAAGATAGAACTCAAAGCTCTATCCATCTGATTCTGTCTTGGCTCAATGTAGGAAGTTTGGAAAGCCTCAAATGCTTCAATCAACTCGTTACGCCCTCCAAGTTGCCCCTCGGTCTTTATACCGAAAAGCATGGGAGAAGTCACACGGTGAGCCATCAAAATCTCCTCTTGTACGGTGTTGTTAAGGATGTCAAACTGTTTATCAAAGTCTGAAGGTGCTAAGTTGTTAACTACTGAAGGAGTTTCATTCGGATCGTTGAACTGAATGATAATAGAACCAGCGTTATCCGTGCCGCTAAAGTTGTCTTTAAATCTTCTAATTGTCTGCCTAGCTTCTTCAGGTGACGGAATGCCTTTAAACAATTGTAAAAGCGTCTGAGCAGAAAAGCCCGATTTGATAGAGTTAAGATGGAAGTTTGCAATCTCGGTGTCTATTTCTATGTACTTAAGAGCCGATTGGTAAGGTGCAGTTGGATACTCTCCGCAACCTGCCTTGTACATCTTAAAATAAAACACCTGCTTAGATTCTCGTGTATTAGGATTCCAAGCGTAATAATGGTCAGGCTTGACTTTTCTATCACTCCAATCTTCAGCGTATAGATAGTGACCATCTAACGAGTGACGTACATTCTGAAAAGGCAGATGATAAATCTCAGCTATCTTAGTCTTGGCTTTGTTCCAAATGATTTCTAAAGCGAACCCATCAAACAACTCCAAGTCTTGAGCAATCTTGTTTTTAAGGCTGTCAAAGTCCTCATAAGCGTTGATTGAATCAAGAGCATCGTTTGCCTTTGCAATGTCCTCTGTGTTGTATGCTATGATTTCGGTTTTATCACCGGCTATGAAGTCTGCTTTCTGAGTAACAATAGCCCCGTGCTTTGGTGAGCTGTTAAACAAGTCAATCAACATCTGGGGGTAAGCGTTATCCTGCCCATAAGTCAAGAAGCCTTTTGCTTTATTCTCCTTGAAAATGGGAATCTTGCTTTCCGCAAAGTTGATACGTATGAAGTTATTTTCCATTTGTTTTATCTTTTGCAAATATAGAACCCACACCAGCAACGATAAACGCCCCTGCCTCTGTGAGTGTTGCTTTGTTTATTCCGACTAATATCAATGACCCTGTCACAAGTAGAACACCCAAAGCCGTTGTTTTCCAGTTCTTAAATACTCTATCTATCATTTACCAAATCTTAACTCTAACAAACTGTCGTTAATATTCCGCATCCGCTTCAATTCCACTGTTGCACTATCGTACAACTTTTGACTTTCCTCTATCTGCTCCGCTACTTCATCCTCAATCGTTGGCTTATCGGTTGACAATGCCAAGATAATTGCTAATATTCCTATTGCTAAAAGCCCTTTCATATCTTTCCGAGTGCTTTATAGATTTTGATTTCAGTCACCAACGCTGAACACAAGGAATCTTGAGTTTTAAGCATTGCCGACATTTTCCGCAGTTCGGTTTCACATTTTACCAATCGCTTTTCACATTGAGCAGTTGCAAGGTTGCTTTGACGCTCTGCTCTGATGTATAGGGCAGTAACGACAAATAGCAAAAGGTAGGTAATTGCCTTCTCGCTGTTCTTGGTGAATTGCTCAAATGTCACGGGGAATCTCATATTTCTTCGTGTGGTGTGATTGTAATGTCAGTAGGCTCACCTAATACCGCTTCCAATCCATCTACATAACGGATATAATAAAACCCGTCAAGTTCTGAATAGGAATAGTTGACCCAATAGATGGTCGTATCATTAGGTCTAATTGGGTAACCTTTGTAATCTGCCGCTTGTTGTCTTGCGTTGATTGCTTCTTGTTCTGTGTTATATGTATATCCTTGCATTAGTATATTGAGTAAAAGTCGTTTATGTTTGTTTCAATGCCCGTGCGGTTTGAGGATTGGTCGGATGGATAGAAGATACTTTCTTGTAATTTCATAGATGTAAATCTATCAACTACGACACTTGTAGCAAAATATAAGTTGCTATTGGTATTTTGAACCACTATACTTTCTATTGATGTCGTGATTAAAGCATTATTATCTAATCCAACAAATATATCAGATGTGTCATAGCCGTTATAAATTAACGTTTGTTGAGTTAATGTCAATGAATAATTCACCGCCACAAATTGATTGATATCTTCATCAAACACTATTAATCGGTCTTCTTCCAATCCATATTCCCGTTCACCAGCCTGACCTACCCCTTTATTATAAATATCTATAAATGAGGTATTACTTCCAGTTATAACATTAGTCACGGTGAAATTATTTAAAATAGATTCACCCGATAAAATATCTCCTAAATTCAAATAATCATTATTACCATCAAATTGTGCCGCAGGTTTTCCGTTCTCCTCAATCACACTCCCACTACTAACTATCTGTGGCTGACTTGCAGCCGTTGTTTGAGTAGCATCGTTTCCGTTTCCGCTTTGGTCGTACCAAGTCGTTACGAATCCATTTGTTCCACTGCAAAAACTTTCAAGCGTTGTAACGTCTAACTCGTTATTTACGAAACCTATATCTTGCGTTGCATTGTCCGATGCCCTTCTTACCTCAATAGCATTTGTGACTCCACTTTTTAACTGACGTAAGGAATAAGCAGCAGCAGCCCCCGTGTAGATGTCAAGTAAATATATATTAGCATCCTCACTCCCAATCAACCCCAACTGAGTAGGCAATTGTCCAGCGACTAACTTATCGCCAAACAACTTCTCGTTAAATCCTCTGAATATCCCGAAATCAGGCATTAATAATCTCCTTTAATTGCAAATATGTTAACTCCGTCAGTTTGTGCTACGGTGATTCCTACCTGTACTTTCTGACCTGCTTTAAGTTGTAGGTCAGAGTATGCCGTCACTTGTCGCTGAGATGTTACTGTTGTAGATGCCGTTACTGGTTCCATTGCAATTTCATCGTACAACTTTGGATTTGTTCCTGCTGTGTCTGTGATGAAAATAAGAACAGTGTGAGCCGTGTTATCTCCTCCAACCTTTGCCCCTATTTGGGTTATTTTAGTGCCGTCAGTTGCTGCCGTTAATAGGTCGGATAGGTTAGTAGTAGTCGCTCCTGTTCTGTCCGTTGTCGCAGCCGTTACCGTTACGATTGCCGTTTCAGGAGTAAGTGCGAATATGGGTGATGTGTTTGCCATTAGTAGTTATAAAATAAATATAAGTCACCGCCCGTGCTTGGTGGTATTTCTAAATTAGTTAAGTTGCTTCCGTCAACCGCTGGAAGTTTGCTGTCTGCATCCAACTGCACGAGTTCAGATGCTCCGTTAAAAGTGTTGCCTTGCTTGGTTACGCTTTGAGCAGTTAAAACGCTTTCAACCTTTGCGTCGGTGTAATACTCGTTTGTTCCCTCTGTTAGGTCATCGGTGGTCTTAGTTGCTAATCGTGCATCAAAACGCCCATCAGTGTAGTAAAGGTTATCCCCTTCTGTTAGATTGGTAGTTGTTTTAGTTGCTAACGATGCATCAAATTTCC